CGTCCAGTTCAACATCAAGTTCAACATCAAGTTCGTCAAGCAGTAGTACGAGTTCAAGTACAAGTAGTAGTACCAGTTCGTTAGAGTGTGTTTATGAAGATAGAAGAGGAATTTACAGTAGAAGAATGTGTAGTTTAAGTAATACTTGCCCTACACCAGACCAAGCAACATCATAATTTATATATTAAGTAATTAAGAGAAGCATGAGTAGAACAATTGGCAGTAAAAATAAAAAATTAAAAAGGATAAAATCTGTTTGTAAAAATTGTAAAAAGATATATAGTATTTATCCTTACTTAAAAGATATAAGACAATTTTGTAGTCTTAAATGTTCATCTAAGTTTATTGCCAATAAAGAAAAGAATAGAAAAGAAAATTCAAAAAGGATGACAATATCATGGAAAGAAAAAAAGATAAAATCAAAACCAGCTTGGAATAAAGGAAAGAAAACAGGTTTATCTTGGAATAGAGGAATGAAAGGATATTTAAGTGGTAGAAAACATTGGAATTGGAAAGGTGGAATAACACCAATTTATAAATTAGTAAAAGGTAAGGCTGAATGGAAAAAATGGCGAAAGAAAGTATTTGAAAGAGATGACTATACTTGTAAAATGTGTAGTGCAAAGAGTGGTAAAGATTATGATGGAACAATAAGAATAGAACCACATCACAGAATATCAGTTAAAAAGTTAATAAATAATAATTTTAAAAAATATATTTATGATATTAGAAATGGCATTACATTGTGTTATAAATGTCATAGATATATTCATAATAAACATTAAATAATAAATATATGTACATAACAAAAGATTCGATTGAAGATTATTTGTTAATAAACATAGATGGTTCTATGGACACTCGTATTAACGAGTGGATTCAGGCTGCCCAAAAATATATAGAGTGGTACACTGGTAGAGAATTTGAGGACGATTCAGAGGAAAGATACTTTGATGGTCCAGGTGGAAACATTTTATATATTGATGATTTTACTTCTATCACGACATTTCAAACGTTAGATAGTGATGGAAGCACAGTAGACGTTACTTATGACAGTACGGATTATTTCGAATATCCATTAAATGGCTCACCAAAGCATATCATTAAACTTAACCCACAAGGCAATTATGGTTCTTTACCTAAAGGAAAGAAAAGAATTAAGATTGATGCTGTATGGGGTTATGCAACTGACGTACCAGAAGATATACAACTTGTTTGTACTCAATTAGTATCAGCAATAGTTAATGTTGGAAGACAAGGTGGCGAAGGTGGAATAGAATCTGAAAGTTTAGGCGACTATTCAGTTGATTATGGTAGTCTTGACGAATCTGCAACAAGATTGGGCGTTAAGGCAATCCTCAATCGTTACAAGCTACTCAAGATTTGATTTGAAAAGATTATTTTAAATTATTAAAAGTATAAGAATATGGGTATATCACATTTGTGTCATACACCAATCAAGGTATTAAGGTACAAAGATTTGGGCAGTGATTTGATGGCCTTTGCGACTGTTACAGCAGCCATGTCACATATACAACCAGCGACAGATAGTAAAAGAGCAATTGCGGAAGGTGTCTTCGGTAAGCAGTTTAGAATTTATGTAGATGCTGGTAAAAATATACATCAGGGTGACATATTAAGAGATAATGATTGTAATGAGTATAAGGTTGTAGCTGGTGGTGGTACTGAACGTTCGTTTGGGTCAATAAGTTTTAAGATGTTGCTTGTCGAAAAAACAAAATAGTATGGTAGTTATAACATTAAAAGTACGTGGTTTTAGACAACTACAAAAGAATTTTCGTAAAGCTCCACAAGTTACATTTAGAGAATTAAACAAAGCAATAAAAATAGTTGGTTGGATGATAACAAGAAAATCAAAAGATGTAACGCCTGTAAAAACTGGAGCTTTAAAGGGTAGTATTAGACCAAGTTTTGAACCATTAAAAACAATTATAGAACCTCATAAAAATTACGGACTTTATGTACACGAAGGTACTAAATATATGAAAGCAAGACCATTCTTGAAATGGGGGGTAGAAAATTCAGTTACAGATGTTGAAAATGTTTTATCAAGAGCAGTTCAAAGAGTATTAAATATAATAAGTAAAATATAAATATATGTGGAGTGTATTGTTAGAGAAATTGGTTTCTATATTAGATGCAAACGTACTAATACAAGAGACATTTAACTATGAAGTTGAAGAGTTTAAGGGCGACCCGTCTTGTGTTGTTGTACCTTCGAATAATGAAAGTGATTATAATACTATGGAAGAAAATATAAGGATTTATGCTTTCAGCGTTAGACTTTATGTTAATAGAACGATTAAGCCTGCTGGTGAAGACCCAAAGGCTGATTCAGATAGAATACTTAGAAATCTTGTTGATTCAGTTTTAGATGATTTCGATAGTGATTATACGTTAACTGGAATGACAGTTCCTACTGGATATACGTTTATCAATTTATTCGCATTACCTTCATTGTGGGGGTATGCAGGTAGAGAAGACGAATATCGTGTGGCAGAAATAAATATTCGTTGCCGTGCATCGGTTGATGTTAACGCAATTAGTTAATAAATAAAAATAAAATTATGGAAGGATTAGACTTACAAACAATTATACAAGGTGGTGCGGTTGGCATAGCTGTTTTGTTAATCATTTTATTATATTTTATATTAAAATGGGGAGCAAAATTTTTTGGTAACCACATGAATCATAATACAGAAGCATGGAATAATAATACGAAAGCATTAACTAGTCTAAAAGATAGTATAGATAGTAATAATAAAACTAATGAAGGAATAATGAAAGTTGTAGAAAGAGTAGAACGAAGATTAGATAAATAATATAAAAAAGGTCGGAAAATTTAATTAACCAAACGTAATATACAATTATATGACAAAATGGATAGGAAGATTGATGTCAATTGGTATTGGTGTAGAGAGTACAAGAGGAAAACTTGTTGCTCCATCTTACTATGTTAATGCGTTATCATTTAATCATGAAGATAAGGTTACAAAAGCTAGAACGAATGCTGGTTATGGTGGAATATGGGGTGGAACTCAATCATTAGTAGCTCAGAAATGGGCTGAAGGTGAAATGCAGATTGAAATGGGTGATAGAAGTTTCGGTGAAATTTTACAAGCTACATTTGGAATAGTTAGCTCTGTTTCATTTGATAGTGCTTACAAGCACACCTATACGCTACAAAACGATAACAAGCACGATAGTTTGTCAATTCAGACAACAGACCCAATTGGTGACTTATCATTTGCACGAGCAATGATTAACGAGTTAACAATTGAGATTACCCCAGAAGAATTAGTAAATTATACTGTTTCGTTTATTTCAGAACCAAGTGAAGCTGGTAGTATAACTGCAAGTTATGATGCTGAGAATAAATTTCTTGGCAGACATCTTAGCTTTAAAGTTGCTGCTGATACAAGTTCATTTAGCAATGCTACTGTTGATTTGAAAAGATTAACTCTTACAATTACTAAGAATACTGAAAGTAGTTGGATTTTAGGTGACGTATCTCCTGCTGATATAAACAATAAAATGTTTACAATTACTGGTGAGTTGGAACTTAACTATGAGGATAGAACATATAGAGATTATATGTTAGATGGCGACTATAAGGCTTTAAGAATTGATTTGGTAAATACTGATGTAACTATTGGTACGACAAACCCTTCATTTAGAATTGACTTGAGTAAAGTTGATTTCCATGACTGGGATGCAGACCATGCCTTAGATGACATTACTTCACAAACATTGCAATTTACTGCGTTGTATGATATTGATAGCAACGATAATTTGTTCAACGATTGTTACTTGATTAACTCAGATAGTGAATACCCAACAAGCACGTCAACAAGTTCAACATCATCTAGTTCAAGTTCGTCTACATCAAGTAGTACAAGCAGTTCAACTAGTGCGTAAGAAGACTAACTTAACTAACGAATTCTTAAAATTTAATAAAGTTTAACAACAAAATTATGGAAGACAATAAAAGAACAATAAAGCTTCCTGTTAGTGGGAAGGTTGCTGTGATAAAAAATTGGATTACAGCAAAGGAAAAAAGAAGTTTATTAGGCGATTATGCTACAAAAATAAAAGAAGATAAGATTGACATGAATTTAGTTGAGAAATATGAAAACACTTTACTTAATGTCGTAGTATTAGAATTAGATGAAGATAATGAAAAGATTTATGAAAGAGCATTAGAATTACCAAGTAACGATTATGAACATCTAGTTGAAGAAGTTAATAAATCAGTTGGTCTAGGAGATGACGAAAAAAAAGCCTAAAACGTCAATATTTAAAATTATTAGATAAAGGTCGAGGTATTATTGATTGGCGTTTTGAAATTATTGAAACCTGTAAATATATGGGTGGATGGACTTTTTATGATTACATGAATCAACCAAATTGGTTTATTGAGTTAATAAATATAAGGCGAGATTGTGAGAATAGACATCAAAATAATGTAAACTAATATGACAGCAAATCCAAGAATGCAGGCAATTATAGATTTGAAAGATAACCTATCTGGGAAGATGAGGAAGGTTTCTGCTTCTTTAACTAAAACTACAAGTAGTTTAAAGAAAACAGAAGTACAAGCTAAGAAAACAAATAAAGGTTTTAGTAAGTTAGTTGGAACAATGCAAGGTCTTGGTGCAATGAGATTAGCTGCGGCCTTAGGTGCTTTATTTTTTGTAAGAAAATTATTACAATTTACAAAAGAATCTACTGCTGCTGCTGATATACAAGAAAGAGCAGAAGCAAGACTTGCCTCAGCTATGAGAAATGTTGCTGGTAATACAGAGGAAAGCTTTAAGGAATTAAAACGATATGCAAGTGAATTACAACAAGTAACTGCGGTTGGTGATGAAACAACATTATCAACCATGGCAATGCTTTCAACGTTTCAGTTGAATTCTGACCAAATAAAACAATTAACACCAAGAGTTTTAGATATGACTGCTGCTTTAGAAAAAAGCACAGGTACGCAACAGGAAGCAGAAACAGTAGCAATAGCTATGGGTAAAGCTATGACAATTGGTGTTGGTAGTTTGAGTAGATATGGTGTTGTTATTTCAGATGCAGCTAAGGCAGCATTTTTATTAGCAGATGAACAGGGTAAAGTAAGAATTATAACAGAAGAATTAGATAAAAACTTTAAAGGTATAGCAGAGGGTAGTGCAAATACATTAGCTGGTCAAGTTAAATTATTGTCAGCAAATTGGGGTGATGTAAAAGAAAATGTTGGTGAAGCAATAAGAATATTTGGTGCTCCATTAGTAAATTCATTAAATGAAGCAATGGTTGGAACTGATGAATTTGGTGAATCTGTTAATAGGTTAGCAATATGGGCTAATAATGGTGCATATTTATTACAAAAACTTGGTTTAAATTCTCAACTTTTTGTAGCTAAGGTTAGAAAAGCTGATGCCCTACTTAGAACTATATTTGATAAAGATAAGAGTAAAATGCAAGAACGAGTAAATGAGATACGAGAATTAGAATTAGAACAGGAAGAACTAATAAATAGTTTTTATGAAACAGAACAAGCTCTTTTACGTGGAGAAACAATGGCTGGTGGTTTTGGTGGAGCAATAAAGAATGGAATGGATGAGGCCGCAGAAGCAACAGAAAAAACTGGGAATTCAATTGATGATTTAGCTAAAAAATATGAAAATTATACTGAAAAAATAAAAAATAATAATAAAACTTTTTTAAAGGCTCAACTTGATAGAAATAAAAGTTTTAAAGAACGTCTTGCTGATATGACATCAGAGGCAGAAGCTAGACGACTTGAAGCAAGTAAAGAGTTAACAGAACTTAGAGGTATAAAACGTGCAAGAAAATTAACGGTTGATGAACAAGAAAGAGAAATTGAATTAAAAAAACAGGCTCGTGCTTCAGCTAAAGAGGTTAAATTAGGTGTTGGTGCTTTTGCCGCAGGTGGTGGAATTGGTATGTTGCCTAGTGAATTAACTACATTATCTGGTAGAACTGAAATGGAAAGATTTATAGGAGCATTTAGAGCTGAACAAGGACAAGCAATAACTGAATTTGGTGCAGAGCAAGCTGGATTAGAAGCTGAAAGACAAGGAACGATTATTAACTTTGATTTCAAAGGTGCTAATATAGTTGATAAAGATGCGTTCATAGCACAAGTTATGGAAGCAGTAAATAGACAGGGACAATTAGCAGAATTAGGTGCAAGTAATTAAAATATAAATATATGTATAGTGTAAAATTTGATAGTACAGAATTAGTAAATGCAACATATTACTTACAATATGCAAGGCATGACTCAGCTCCAGTAAGGGATTTAACATTGATGCCATTATCTAATCAAGATGGTTCTACTTTGGTTGCAGAAAAATATGGTACGAAAATAATTACAGTTAAAGGACATATATCAGCCGCTACCGCAGCAGCACTACAAACACAGGTTGATACTATGAAAGAATTATTTTCTGGTAAAGAAAAGAATTTAGATATTTTACCAAGTGGCGGAATCACTCGTAGATATGTAGCAACGTGTGTTAGCCACACATTAACACAAGATTTTTATAACGTTACGTTTTTACCATATATGGCACAATTTGTAGTTCCAAGTGGTGCAGGTCTCGATACTTCCGTAACAGCAGCAAAACATAATATATTAGTTCAATTAGTTTCATATAGTAGCAATTT